CGCGTGACCTAAATTATCTGCCACATTACCGGTCAGATCATAAGGTGCGCCTAAGATAGCTAAATCAGTCAAGTCAGAACGTACAACGTAATTAGCGATGATACATTCATGCGCTCCAGTTGCCACTGCGATTGAAGATTGTTCAGAACCTTCAGACAGTGATGTTACATCCGAAGATGCTTTTGCTGTCATGTCCACAAATGTTACCGATGCAGCACCTGCTGGTGCTACTGCGGAATTTACTAGTGGAGCCATGACATTAGATTTCGTAAATGCCATTATTACGTCTGGTAAAATATGATCAGACGCTGATACCGAATAATTGGCAAATGACGATTTTTGTGTTACAGCCATTATTTAATTCCTTTATTCATAAGATTTTCTCAATGTTCCTGGACCAATGCCAGAAAAGTATCCAATAGATTTGGTTTTCTTACCTTTCTGTATGCGTTCAATATTTTCTTGCGTAGCATCCACAAAATCAGTAGGCGTTATATGCTTACCGTCACGAGTTGCCACTGGCAATCCATCTGGATCGGGGTCCATTTTAAGACGGTCGTCCGGATCGTGATCGACCCCTAGAACGATGTCTTTTTTGCCGTCAACGAGAGCCATCTGGATTAAAGATGTTTCCGAACTTGCTTTTTAGACCAGTTCCATCTTTTGCCTTTGCATAACCTACTGGATCATTCGTTACCCATTCAAGAGCAGAAGAATAACCACCAGTCGTTGAATTTTTTGCAACGCTTTCATCGGTTTGAACATTTTTTAAACTATTATATCGCTTTGAAAACTTCAGAAGTTTGTCTGTAGACATTTCTTCTGCGAATTCGCGATCTTCTTCGGGAACTGATTCTAAAGCATCAACTCGCAACGATTTTTCAAGGACCTCACCATATTCAACTTTTGCTTTTAATTCAGCCGTTTCCTTTTTTTGATCTTCAAAAAGAGTTCTATAATCCTCTTTTTCAACAAGCTGTTGATCCTTAATCGACTTGAGCTGATCTTGTAGTTTTACTACTTCAGTCTCAGATTCCTGCGCCCTGGTTCTATATTTCTTGCTTTCCGCTATAAGAGAACCGTAGTCGGGCGAATCCCCACTTTTCTCTTCTTGCTGCTGTGCTGCAACTGGCTCTTGAGCTTTCTGCTCGACCGCACTTTGATCCTGTTCGTTAGACATAAATTATCCTCACATCCTTATGATGTTTACAACGTAACCTTTACTTGTAAAAACATCTTTAAAGTTTTTCGCAATCTTACCAGCGATTGCGGTACCAACTTTATTTTCTACCTTGATTGGCAATGGGTTTTCCTTATCGGAAATAATTCTTTTTTTTCTGGTATTGGTATTCTTACCATAATGACCGGTTTGATTACCGACTAATTTTTGTGCTTGTCTAGCATTTGTAATTCCGTATGTAAATCCAGAATTAGATGCTTTAATAAATTTAAATGAATCCATCATTTCCCCAGTTAAAGTCAAATTTGGTGGATTTATCTGATTAGATCTCTGTGATTGACCCTTTTTAGCAGCTTTTCCCTGTGACTTGCGTGTTTTGTAATCTGTTGTATACTGAACAAACGGTTTGTTGGTACGCGCATTTATGCCGTCCGCTTGAACCACTGTACGATGTTGTAGCACCGTTTTTTTACCAAGTTCGTTAAAGAATTCTCTGTCGAACTTGACTATTTTTCTAAAATCTGGAATAATCATCTGCTATCATAATAAGTCTGAAAGGTTACAGGCTCTTTCCATCTACCCTTGTCTTTCCGATCGTTAATCCAAGCATTAGCATCTTTGCGATCTTTATCACTCTGCTCTTGATCCATTGCTTTCCCCCAATGGTGTCTGCAATTCGGACCACCACCTTCATCAAATGCACCAGGATACTGTTCGTCGATTTCTCGTAAAGTCAAATCTGGACTCGCCAGCATTACTCGGCATATTGAGCGCGTTTTTCCGTCTAGTGGCCCAATATATTGATATAACTCACTATCTGGTGCATTTTCTGCCATCACCCCAACGACATTGCGGTTGAACGTGGCCATTCCCGATGCTATAAAATTTTCTATGTTTTTGGATTGAGTCAACGGGTCGCGTAAGATCATGGCTCGGATTCCACTTATAGATCTATTCGATGACAATCCTTGCGATGCAGTTAATCGGATACGTTCACCGAATTGTACTGTAAAACTTTCCAATGCGTCACGCTGCATAAACTCCAGGGCAGATAATTGCGTTTCTGTCATCGGTGCAAAAGATTTAATATCATCTAACACTGCTCCAAGTCTTAATATATAAGAGTTTACGGCACTCTCCATGTTGAGCGTAGTAAGCCAATAATCTGCAATATTTATAGCAGCTAATGCGGCTAAGACATCTGCTATATCGAAACCTTCTTCTTCTAGTTCTTCTAGGTCGGCAAGAAAGCCATCTAAAGATATTTCAAATTGATTATTGTAGTCAGCAAAAGCTGAATCAATGTTTTCTGCTAACGGCATTAACTACCCTGTAGACGTTGCAATAATCTATTAGATTGTGGTTGGACTTGTTCTTGTCTTTCTTCTTCCCACTTTTTACGGTCTTCTTCAGAAGCGTCACTATTCATATAATCAAACCAGTCTCTAGGTGTTGCTAACCCTTTATCAAATTTCCAATTCCAGTAATTTATTTCCTGGTCCACGCTCATAGGGTAATCTGGTTCTAGGAAGTCTACGCGGTAGTCTTCTTTAATTCTTGCATTAGTTTTTGCTTCTATAATAGCTTTATCTATCTTAAAGCGTTGTTTTTCAAACGGTCGCCAAATGTCTTCTGTGGAAGCAGTCCTCTCATCATAATTTTCGTACTCCATTATTTTAAGACTTTCTGCTGAAGGGGCATTTCCACGCGTGTCTGCAAATTTAATTCTAATATGATTGTTGTTTAATGTAGCTTCTACTAGGAATCTGGTAGCGTCAATAATATCAGTTAATGAGCCAGATGGCGCGGTAACGCCAAAGTTACTTTCCTGGGGCAAATAAAGTATCTTGTCTACACCGATTTCAATACGACTAGCATCATCTACACCGGTGATGTACTTGATCCCGATAGCACCAAAGCGTATGGCCAAGGAAAGTTCGGTGGCAGCTACGGAAACACTTAAATCAGCTCTGATTATATCATGTGCGCCTTCACTCCACCAGTCACGAATTGGTTTATAGCGATGTGCAAATGTTAATGGAATAACACCGTATGGATTACGATCCCCCTCATTTACACTTTTCTTTGTGCCATTTTGATCTACTAAATAATGTTGTCCTGGAATCCCTGGACGATCTTCTGTCCACACTGCGTGCCATGGTTTTTTTAATTTACTAGAACCATGGTTTTCAATAGCAAAGATTACCCCTACCGGAGATTTTTCACCAGGTAAGAAAAAAGGTTCAAAATTTTGTATTAAATCATATTTTATCTTTTGTTCGCGTTCGGACCAACGACTACGCATAGCCATTGTGCCTAATAAAAAAGTTAATTGTTCAAGTTGACGACGCGATGAATTCAAGTCAGATATATCTATAAAATCTAAATACTTCTTGTCAACCGTCATTTTTGGCGGTCGCTTATATGTCATCGATCTGACCTTACAAATTCTACGGGTCAAATTCTGCGTAAAAATAGGTACTTGATTTAGTGATTCGCTGCCAAAGAACTTTTTAACGTATTGGTCTATATTGACTCCCTCGAAGAAGTCTAACATATATTCGCGTTCTTTTACTCGTTCACTTTCTATTGTATGCAGTGCGTCTTTTAATGAAGAAAGGACTGCGCCTTGCGATAAATCTGGGATTGTTACCATGGTATAGTTCCTGCTGCTTTCTGTTTAATAGGTATAAGGTTGACTAACGCATATCGAAAAGCATCCATTATATGATCGTGAACACCATCTTTTAATGGAACTTCTTTCAAATGTTGGTCTACCTTTTTGTCTGGGTATCGATAATTTTCTGCTGCGGATATAAATCCTTTGCAATTAGGTGCAATAGATAAATGGTGCATACCGTTTGCATCTTCAAAGAATTGCCGGACGTGATTAACGCCATTGGCGATATTTCTGGCTATACGGTCAAATGTATAGCGTACATAAATTCCTTTTTTCTTGAATTGAGCTATTTCACTCATTCCACTCTGAGATTGAGTACCGGCACCGGCTGGATCGCAATAATATGCAGTGACAGGATACCCCTTGGCTTTAATCATATCTGCGAGCTTGTCGGTTTTAACATTCTGTTTATGACATATCTCATCAATTATATATATGTGATCGAGACCAGATTCTTCTTTTTTGTGCTGCACCCACACGACGGCTGGTTCTCTGTAACCCCAATCGATACCAACGTATACGGGAAGGTTGGGGTTGTACTTGAGGTTTTGGTCAATATGCCTGGTGCGGTCCATTGGATAGACCTTTCCGGCAAAGGAAATGAAATCTGCGAAAAATTCTTGTTGTACTGTTTCATGTGTTAATGTCCTCTTTAGTTCTTCTACATCATCTTTAAAATATGGTGATTCCGTACTGGCGTGTTGCCAAGACTCCCAATCTGGAAAGCTATCGTTTTGACCTCTAGAGTACAAATCAAATAGCCAGTTGAAAGATCGGGGCGTGCTTGTAAATAATGCCCAGCCATTACGATCTGACAGTGTGGGACGCAAATATTGCTCCCATATTAATGAACTTGGCAATGTTGCTGCTTCGTCTATAATTATCCAATCTAAACCCTCGCCCACGAGACTGTCTGGATTGTCCGCACTTTTTATCCATACTTCGCTATTCAGTCCTGCAAGTTTAAAGTAATATATTTGACCATTTATTTCCTTCTTGCTCAATGGCGGCAATTTTAACTTAAAGAATATATCTTCTTTAATAATCCGACCAATTTTGTCGCATAACTCATAATTACGACTTACCACCCAGCCACGAGTGCCAGGTGACAATATATATGGCAGTGCTTCACGAGCAGCACTAAAACTTTTTCCAGAGCGTCTCCCTTGTATATTTACACGAAAACGAGCTTTGCTGTCGTGTACGTCACGCTGAATCTTCGTTGGCTTGTAGCCTACGAGTTCCCACAGCTTCTGCTTGTTTAGTATCTTCTTCTTCAATAGTAAACTCCGCGTCTATTGGACTGTCTTCAAATCCACATTCTTTTAATACAGATTCCAGGTTGCCTATCAGATCAATTTCTTTTCGATCTGTCTGACCAAGGTATTGTTTGCCAAGCCATATTAGCAAGGCTGTATTACCCCTGGCGGCATGGTCCCATTGTAACTGGCGTAATTTCACCTTCAGTGATTCGCGACCAGTTTCAAGTGCTTCCTTATATTTCTTACGAACGGTACTTTCATCCATCTGAAAATACTTGGCTATCTCAATAATTGAACAGCCGAAGGAAGCCAACATCTGTATTTTATCAAATTGCGGACTTGCGGACTTAACAAGGTCTGCCATCACATATACTCTTCTAGATTACACCGGCACTTGGCAATAGCTCTTCTCCAGTAGGTTTTTACGCTACTTACACTGATTTCCAGAGCTTCCGCTATTTGTGGAAATGTCTGCCCTACTAGCCTACAGGAAAACACTTGCATCTCACGTTCCGATAGAATGTCGTAGGCCATGTTACCGGCTTTCTGGTACTTGCGAAGGCGTTCGGGTATAAGGCCGGTGCGGAAGATATGCAGCTTCATGGAAGCGTCTTCTGCATGGTCGATGGCGTCTAGGAGCCGATCGTTTTCTAGGTCGGTGATACTGTACCAGTCCATATTTATTGATGTAACATTAGTTGTTACTTTTTATACAAAATTTTTAGAGACACAATCCCACGACGGTACTTTTTCTCCTTGGTGCATGGGGGGTCATACACAGAACATAAACAAATATTTTGATCATATACATCAA